CATCATGGCTCCGATGGACAAGTAATTGTCCACTACCCCATCCAGGTCCATATCCGCGCCGATTGCCGCCGCTCTACACAGAGCGCCGCCGCCGGCCGCGTTGTTCAAAGCGAAATTACCGCTGGCGGCGTCTACGAACGGATCTGCCGTCAGAGCAACCGCATCAAAATCTACCATGTCGCCAATTCTCGCTGGCGTTCCGACGTTATAGGTAGCATTGCTGCTACAAAAAGCCGTTGAAACCGTATAGGGTGAAGTAGGATTGTCCACCCCATACGTGCCGGTTGATAAGAGGTTGTTCGTGATTTCGAGAGTTTGTGCGTTAGCTGGCGCGGGAATACTGTTGAGATAAATCAGCGATGCCGCATTGTGAATTGTGTTTCCGTGAATTGTTGTTACGCCGGTACCTCCAACAAGGCCCTCAAGAAAAATGCCGTAAGCTGCCGGACCGCCGGTTCCTACAATCAAACAGGAGATCACGCCTAGCCCAGTCCAAGGCTGAAGCGCGTTAATCAACTTTCCAGAAGTTGCACCGGTGGCTTTTACAATACAGTGCGCCAAAACCGAACCGCGCGTATAAACACAAATGCCAGCGGCATCAGTGTTCGCAAATTCAAAAGAGCAGTTTATCGCTTTAACGAATCCTAATGAAACTGCCGAATACGTATTTACACCAGTCCCATTGTTGACAAATTTGCATCGGTATAAGCCAATGTTTGCGCCATAACCATAGAAGCATTGATTTGATCTTGTTCCCTTGATATCAAAACCCTCAACAATCGTTCCGACACCTGTAATCTGGAGCATATTGGCTTCCATATCAAGCTTACATAAACCACGATCCCCAATTGTATTCATGTATCCGCGAAGCATAATTGGATTCGTTGCGGTCGCTGCCGTACCGAAAGTGACAATAGCACCTGGTTGTTTATAATCCGTGCCACCATTTGTAGCGTTTCCCTGCTTAAACCAGACGCAATCACCGGCAGCATAGCCGGCAGCAGCCGCACCGATTGTTTGCCAGGCATTGAGTTCAGTGGTGCCGTCATTAGCCCCACCTGTCAGCCACGGATTGCAGAACTTGTTTATAAAAGCCATTGGTTTGTTTCTCCTGGCACCATCGCGGTCAAAGGTCTATTTATAAGGCACGCCCGCGAACGAAAAAGTCAGTATTAAGGATCGCGCCTTCTGCTGTGTAAAGCGCGACCGTTTCAACCATCACCCCCAAATGAGGACTTCCTTTAGATGTCGCATGAAGCAAACCGTCAGCAGCATTGAGTTCAAAGTCGGCGTCAGACGCACTAGCCGATGCCGCATTCCAACAGCCGTAAATCGTTGCGCTGGTAGCCGCCTTAATGAAAACCCAGGCAATGGGACATACCTTAGCAAAGGTGTACACCTTGCTTTCGCCCGCAGCCATATTGTCGCCCGTTGCCGAAATAGAGGCGTCTGTTGATCCGTAGTACCCCGCCATAACAGCTACTCCTTTTATATCGCTACACCGTTGTAGGTAATCCTTGTCGATCTGGGCGTATGTATCGCCACTTGTAAGTTCCATCTGTCCGCAGGCATCAGCAAATGCTCCGGTGCCTGTTGCAGATCATACGCAATGCTAGACGCAAGGCATTCCAGGAACCGCGCGTAATGCTCGCCGCGACCGCCAAGAAATCGCTCCTCGACGATTGACAGAACGCTTTGCAGTATTGTTTCCGAATGCGCCATGCCGCCTAGCGGGTATTCTTTTGTGGATGCCACCAGGTTATCCGGCAGAACGGCGTACTTGTATCTGAGTATGGCGCTGATACTGGACGCCGGCCACACAATCAGCTCGAATCGCTGGCCTGCCGCGCCGGTCGAGCTTTTGGGTCTGACCGCCGCGTATGCCGGATACCCACTGGTGTAGGCTGAGTTTTGCATCGAGCGAAGTTGCGATTCGCCAATTATGTCAATCGGCATGTGGCGCACGTTTTCCGGGTAGGTGAACGGTCCGATGATATAGCCGAAGTCGTCCGGCAGCGCATAGACCCGGCGCACGAGCGTCCAATCCGTTTCGTCCGTCAGCGTGTCAGGCACCCAGTTGGCTGCCATCGTAAGCTGGTTATCGCCGTCTCTTGTCAATATCGCGTAGTACGTCCCGTCGTATAAAATCTCGGAGTCTGAATCTACCCAGGAAGGGAAAGTGCCGGCAACACTAAGAGTAAGCGTTGCGGCCCCCTGCGTAATACTGATCGTGCCCGTATCATAGGACGGATTGATCGTCAGCGTCGTGACTGGTTCGAGAAAACTCCACTTATGGACATAGGCCGTGCCGGGTCTGCCCACAATCCGGCCGTCAACAGGTGGATGAAAATAGAATTGGCGAAGACCGCTTTTGCGCGCACTCTCAAATCGCGCCAGTTCCGCGACTGTAAGTGCCGTATAATCAGCCCCCATACCGGCAAGATGGCAGCCTTCATTCATCAAGTGCGTAAAGGTTATCGATAGCCCTGATTCAGCCATGATTCAGTCCTGATATCCCTTCGTCATTCATCCTCGGTGGCATGGGCGCCGAAGCGCCCAGCCACCGAAGGAAGCGGAGAATAGACAGACTTACGAAACCGCGCCTGATGTACTCAAAACCGTCCACAATCCTTTACCGCCACCGCCAAACGATCCATACCATTCGTATACGGCATGATCGCCAATAGCAGCGCCAATGGCGATCGCAGTCAAGGCCGATGTCGTATCTCCCTTGACATCGCTTGTGGCAGTAATCGCGTAGACGAATGTAGTCAGCACACCTAAGGCGCAAAACGCCTTCTTCTGCCCGTTTATAACACCATCAGCCATCACGTCGGTTGAATTGGCTGTCTGAAGCGTAAACGTGCCAGCGATGAACGTGGTGCCGCCAACCATCGGGACTGGTGTAGCGGCGACGTTGCCCTTCGGAACCACGATCTCCTGAAGGCCCGACTGTTCGCCGGTTTCCAGATAGGCCCATACAGTCGGGTTGCCCTCGATCACATAGCCGGTGAGTTTGCCATCGGCAATGTCCGTGGCAATCGTCACGGTATTAGCGCCAGTCGCCTGGACAAGCGGGTAGATTCCCACTGTACAGATTTCGGTCTGGTTGGTGCCTGTTGCACCGGCTACAACAACAAGTGAATACTGCGATGCAGCAACGGCTGCGGATACAAAACCACATGCCGTTCCAAGCCCAGCTTCCGTGATTGTGTAAACTGATGCTCCCATTGCGCCGGCGGCACTTCCGTCCATAAATCCCTGCACGATGTTCGTTTTATTGCGCAGTGCGATGGCCGTGCCACGCCCCGGCAGACCTTCAAGTGTGAACCGGCCGGCATCGGCGGCACTGCACGAACAGGTCATCCGAGTCGGGTCTAACATCGAGGTGAAGACTGTATTGACACCTACGGCCACTTCGCACTCGCTGCCCGGCTCATAGATTTCGATCTCCTGGCCACCGCTCTTGGCGGCATAAGCCTGGACCGCCACGCCGGCAAACCACATATTATTTGTAGTTGACGGAACTTCGACCCGGCTGAGTCGGCCAGGATATGCGCTTGTAAGCGTACCGTAATCAGCGTTGTAACAGAGGCCCTGACCCTTGACGATGGCGGTGTCGCCCTCGAAAAATACCGAGTTCTTGATTTGTTCCGGGATGCCCCTGCTGGAACCGGTATACAAGATTCCTTTTCCTCTTGGCATAATTGTCACCTATTCCTAAAAAGCAGCATCGTTGCGATGCTTAGACTCTTTCTTACGCAATCGAATAACCATACGCATTGTTACGCGGGCTCCAACATCCCAGATTCGCATTGATATAGAAGTGAATCGGGAAAACTGTCGGCATCCGGTCAATATGCTGGCTGTCGGCTTCCATCTTGATGGACAATCCATCAGGCGACAGCACAAAGAAGCTGGCAAGATCGAGGCATAGGAACGGATAGTCCGTATTGGCCGTGACTCCGTCCGCCTGGTACTCCAACCTGGGCACTGTCATCATCGGGATACGGCGATAAGACGCCTTTCCGTTGGCCGGATCAATATCAAACCCAAGCTGATCATTCTGTAGTTCGGAGAGTCTCTTAATCTGCTTCTCGACTGCATACACGCTCACAAACCGTAAGGATGTGTCAGTTACCATGTCGGGCGTACTGACCGGCGACTCCCACTTGGTCTTCTCCATCGCGTCATCAAGGGCATCCTTGAATTGGTCAACTGTAAAAGTGGTCCACCAGAAACCATAATTGCCCCAGCGGTCCAAACGACCAACCCGAGTGAGGCCCTGATAAGTCGTGAATCCGCTCGGATTCGGGCAGTTATAGGCCCCACCGGACGTGCCACTGCTGACATCCGCCGGCTTGGTCAGGTGATACATGAGTCCGTGCATCACGCTGTCGTCGTTTTCGTCGGTCGGCGCGCCGAATACCTGGCTCTCGAACAGCTTGTGAAGACTCTTGTTTCCGTCGTTCTTCCGATCCTCCAAAAGATCGAACACTTTGGTCGCAACGACGTGATCCGAATCGCTGTCCGCGTTGAACATCAGTTCTTTGGTGTCGTAAATAGCGGTAGCCATGTGCATCCGAGTTGGCAACTGCGCGTACTGATGGTTGTCACCGAAGGCATACGATACCTCCTCATACATTCCGACCGTTTTGGCGGTGTCAACAATGTCAAACTTCACGTCCCACTTGTAGGGATCTTGTCCTTTATTGTTGACGATTTTGGCATACTTCAAGAACGTCATCGCAAGGTAGCGTCGCAACGGCATCGACACGTCAACGAATTTGTCCGTCTGCATCTTGTTGAGACACGCCCTTACTAGATCAACAATATCAGTTGGCTGCATTGGCATGAGTCATACTCCTTATCGAGATCCGCCTTGGAAGGCGGTATCAACCTCTTCTTATCTTGCGGACTTCGCCCGCAACTTCGTCTACAACCCGTTTTCTTTCCCCTTTTGCTCCCATACCGCCAGTTCCCGTCGGTCTGGTGCGCGGTTCGAGCATGTCTTCCACGCTCTTTTCTTTGCTGGCCAGATCCTCATAAGCTAACTTCCGCACATTAGCACCAAACGCCATAAGCAAACCTCTGTCGAATACTTCTTCGAGGCCTAATGTGTTGTTTGGGTTGAAGGCATTCTCGCCAGCTTCGATTTTCAACATGCTTTCGATCAGCTTTTGCCTGTTCTTGGCATGTTCGCTCTTGGGATCGAGGCGTCGGGTATCCCCCTGTCCGAGAAATTGCCTGTAGGGTCCGTTGAGACCTGCAATTTTGGCGTCGAATCGTGCCATGTTCCTAGCGCCAACATCTCTCTGGACGAATCCTTGTGTTTGCATAACCGCCCTTGCCAGCATTTCATTCGAGTTTCTGCTGTCTTCGATGAGTTGTGCGATTATCCCTTCGTAATGTCCGCGCATCTTATCGAAGGCCTTGACGACGTTCTCGCCGTCCACTTCGGGATCAAGCCCCAAGTCGAGGGGTTCAACCTGGACAGGCTTTGAACGTATTGCTGGCTGGTCTTTGACGGTTGGCGTTGACTCAGTCGCTTCCTTGGATTTATCAGCAGGGATTTTGCCTTCTGGCTGTTCTTCCTTGGAAGCCTGCAACTTCTCGGCCCGCTCCACCATGCGCCGATCCAGGGCTGTAATGGCCACTTCAAGTTGCTCGTTACTGGCGAAGTGCGCCAAGTCGGCATCGCTCCAGTTCTGAGATCGGGCGATTGACAACAGCGTAGGATCGAGCTTTGATATTGCGGTCGGCTCTTTTTTCTGGCCGGCATCTTCGCCTTTCGGCTCATCGGCCTTATCTTCTTCTACGGGCGGAATATCATCACCCGTAGTCGTTTCTTTCTTTAGCGACTGAGCCTCGGCCTTATCCTCGGGGATGGCCGTTTCGGCTCTCTTTGAGGCAACTTGGCTCTCCAACGAACTGATTGTGTCAGCGCGCAAATCGTCCACGCTTCGTTCCGGGGTTTCTGCCGCGCTGCCCTGTGCTCCAGTTTTCGTCGCTTCTAGCGGTACTATGTCTTTCACTTCCAACATCGTTATGTCTCCTTCTCTTGGGCATTAGCGCCCGTAATCAATCGCCTTATTAGCTTTCACCCACCTGTCTTGATGGCCTTGTGACGTAAAAATCGGGAACGCCTTTTCGCTGTAATCCGTCGGCACACCCAAACTGCGATCTACCTCCATAGCTTTCTTGACCTGATGTGGCATGACGCCCATCGATTCTGATTCCCGTGGCCAGCCACTACCCGGCCTGTGTTCAACTGTTTGTTGTGCTCTGAGGTCAACAAATCCGAACTTCCCGTTATCGAGGCGTATGGCACCATCGCTCGTTCTCCTTCGTTTGTCGTACTCAGCGTATGACATACAAACCTCGTGTAGTTCATCACTTCCAATTTCTCTGATGCAGTACGTCGGCATTATCAATTACCACGTTTCGAGCATCTTGCTACAAGTTCGGTAAGATTCTGAAGACTCTCATTCAAGCCTTGGGTTCTCACATCGAGTATGCTGATTACTTTCGTCAGTTCACGCATCACCTGGATATTGCGGTCATCGCGCTCGAACAACTTTTTGACCATCCAAAAAAGCATGAAAAGCAAAACACTACACATTCCGGCAAACCCGTATTGGATCACCGGCGTCATAATCGTGGGTGTTGCTTCAGCCAATAATTCGCTTGGTAGCATTTGGTTCTCCTCAAGTTCCCATGTTCGCTGGCTTAGGTGCCGCGCCTCCCTGCTGGCCCAATGCTTGCAGGATGGCCCGTGACTGATCTCCACCTCCCGCTGATTTACTCACGCGCTCATACCGCCGTGTCGATGTTGCCATCTTGGCCGGCATCTGGCCTACCGGCGTTTCCTGGTTCATCAGTTCACCGCCGATAGACCTGACAAGGCGCGTAATCTCCGGCGCGCCCATGTACTGCGCCTTGAGTTTCAAATACGCGACCATGTCCGGTGCCTGACCCTGCTGCTGAAGGATCGGCGCAAGTTGCATAATGATCTGGAAGCTCTGCTCGATCGCGGCAAGGCGCTTCGCCGGCGTCATGTCCTGGCCGGAATAGGGATCGATCTCAAGATTCCACTTGTTGAATGTGCCGTGGATCTCCTCGGCTTTCAGGGGCACGTGCGAAGTCATTCCGTCACCAATATCACTGCTGATCGGGATGTCGACACGTGGCACATACGTCAGATACCAGACGAGCGTTTCATAGATTTCCCTGCTGAAATTCGTGACCTGGTTCTGCATCTTGGTGACGCGGCGCGACGCGTTGGCCATAAGCATCTGATCCTGCGTCGCCGTTTCGCTTGTCGCCGATCCGCCACCTAGAAGATTGATATTCCCGGAATTGGTCTGCCATATATTGAACAGTTGCATCATAAGTCCGAAAGAACTCTGATCCATGCCGGGAGATCGGAGATTCTTGATCGCATCAGGCCTATCGCACTTAATTGCAATGCGGCCTTTGGCAGCGCCGAGAAGATTAGTAGCTTCCGTCTTTGCGTCCCTCGGAAATATCCACGCATCAAGACGGTTGACTTCCTGGCCAATCACCTTGTTGAACAGTTCATTGAGCGCGAACTGTTGTGACATCCACACGTCTTTGGGCGTTAAGGGGATTACCTGGTGCGGTACGTCCTGGAAGCTTAGTTTCAAATACGGCCCCCACGCCGGCCCCTTATAAGGGCGAGACATGACCGGCTCGCCGGATTCATCCTGATCGGCAAACGTCACTATCTGGCGCTCGTTAGGAAGATAAATGCGCCATACGTCGTAAAAGGGTTCAAGGTCATCGTCACCCTGCCGATCGCTATAACCCTGGCTGAGAACGTGCGTTCGGATATCGCCGCCCCGATTGTGGTCATCGGACTTCGTATCCAGGATTTTGTCTTTACCTTCTTGACTGAAAAGTTTGCTCTCTTCGACTTCGGACTTAGGCATGCGGTCCCGGTGTCCGACGTAACGCTTCTCGTCCCAATGGCGGGCGTTCCAGTCAAACACGAGGTCTTCAAACTGTATGCAGTCCACATAGGGTCTGTACTTCATGTGGCCGAATGTCGCGTATTCTCCCTCTTTGGGGTCGCATAAATAGATTCTGACAACGCTCAACGAAAAGAACGCATCGAGAATTGCCATACTGAGCGTCGATTCGAGCCCCATTCCCTCCGCTATTTTATTTGTTGCATCAGTGAGGCGCCTGGCCGTGGCCACAAGCTGATCGTCCTTGCCGGAAATGAGCACTCTTGGCAGATAAGGGATCAATAGCCCATGAAGAACATTGACTCCGAGTTCGACGATGTTGAGGGGCCTGTGCTGTTCATCAAGCTCTTTTGCGACTCTCTTGCTGTAGTGTGGACCGACATATTCTTCGAGCGCCTGCGTGCGCGCTTGGCGGCGGTCACTCATGTTCTCATGGCTTTTCCAAACGTGTTTGGAAAGCGACTTCATGTCATCCTTACTGCTTATATCCAGCATCTCATCCACTCAGCGCCAAGAAAAAGGGCTGCACGAAGGTACGGCTCCGTACAGCCCTTACTTGGCTTGAATCACTGCGATACTGGCCGGTATCGCAGGGGGGGTATTCTTATGTCATCAAACTATTGCTTGTGTTTTCGCTTTCTACGCTCTTTGATCTTCCTCAATGTATCATAGATATAGGCATCGTATCTGTCCGTCCCTGGCTTCAAGCCAGCCTTCCTAGCACTTTTCGCCACTTTTCTATGTTCAGCTTTCGGCATCAGTGTTTCCCTTAGTCACCATGACAATTGGTTCCCTGTGCCCGCCCTGGCTTTCGTTGTCCTCTCCATAATTGCGGCCATACAATTGCGCGGGACATCAATCAGCTCCTTTGAAGCATTTGCGGGGTCTTTGACTCTGTTCTGTTTGTCCAACTTGAATACGGCGAGCATGACCGCGATCACACGATCACCGTGATTATGACGCGCCTGAGTCGGATCGTCCGTATGCTGTGATTCGTCAAAAACGGCCGAGTCGCCGGAATGCACATAATGCGAGCATTCGGCGACAAGTTCTTCCGAACGAAGCGTGCATCGTCCGCTCTTCATTGCTTCGTTCAGTCCGAGAATGGCCAATGCCTTGGTCCCGTCCTTACCTATCGTCGAGTACCAGCCGGGCTTGTCCTGTGGCGTTGCCATTGTGCGCATCTCGTCTTTGCGCCAATAGATATTGCGGTAGCCAAGTTCCAGCACATACTTGCCAAAGCTCTCACCACACATGCCGTTGGCTTCCCAGATCAGATAGGCGCCTTCGCCGTCAGGCCCGGAGAACCAGTTACATAGCGCCACGGCATACACCGCCAGTTCACGTGGGTCCATGTAGGAAGTGACCATCTCGGCCACTTGCTCACCGGTCTTCCGATTCAAGACGGAAAGCACGCTGTTGGATGCCCCAGCATAGGAATCCGTGCCCGTCCCAACCGCAATATCCGCGCCGATCACGTATTCTTCACCGTGATAAGGCTCCCCGTTCGTCAGGAACATCCACAGCGACAGTTCGCCATCATATCGGCCCACAAACCCATCAATTTGTGCCGTCTGCTTATCATGCTTGAGCGATCCGACGGACCAGGCCATCGTGCAAGTGTTAGACGCGCGTTCAAGCGCTTCCTGATCGAATACACAGTAACCAGAGCCGGCATAGCTGATATCCCGCTCCTGGGCAATGGAACGATCTGTCGCACCGGCTGCATCACACCATGCGTCATACAAGGGACTGCGCAACCCCTTCCATTGTCCGGCTTTTGGCCGGCATACATAGCCAGGGTTCTTCGCGTGCCACTCGTGATCAAGAATCGTTATGCTCGTCCCGTCGCTGCGATAGAGTCCCTTGCTCATTACAGGATGAATCGACCAGTGGATGGTTATTTTGCGGGTCTTCTTGTCGGTAGCGATCTTGTGGGCCGCGTTGCCCATGCCATTCGGCGTGAAATTAAAGAATCGAGAATTGGTCACTGCCTGCGTACTTGTGAGAATCTGCTGTTGATATCGGATCTTTGAAAACTCGTCGAGGCAATACAGGTTTCGGCGATCAGCAGTACCTGAAGTCGGCGTCGAACTCGTGCCGTCGAACGAAGAACGCGTTTCCGGGTTATATGCGTGTCCGAAGCTTCGCGTACCGTTGTTCCTACCATAACCGACAGGCACCATCCACGCCGGCATGTAATCGATTGCGTGATCGAACTTCGTGAACATCGTCTTCGGATCGTCCTTGGCGTCGACCAGATCCTCTTTCTCACTGATAACGCCCACCGTCTGGTTGTCATGAAATAACCAGAGCCACTGAGTCATCACAACCATACACCACGACAGCCCCATATCACGGCTCTTCTCGAAGATCAGATCACCTTTGTTGACATGGTTCAGCATCTCCAGGATAATTTCGTCTTGGTATGGGTACGTGATAAAAGGCAGTACCTTCGCGCCACGCGGCTCGAATATCCAGCAGAAGGTATTTATCCAGAACAGGATGTCACGAGCGCACGCAATCCAGAGCTGTTCAGCAAAGTTCTTGTCCTTAGCTGCCCGCGTGAGAACCTTCTTGCGATATTCGAGATTGGCGCGCAGATCTTTCGGCACGCGTGGATAGTATTCCCCGTAGGAAGTGATCGTGCTCGGAAAGTTACGGACTATCTGCTGCATCCTTCTTGTCCTCGACCACCTCTATTCTCCAACATTGAGTCATTTGTCCTTGGATAACCAAGAACGCTTTCTCCCGACCGTGCCCTGGCCGCTGTGTCCACGCTCCTTTGGGGCTGGCGCCTTTTTGGGCTTCGCCGTGGCAGCCTTATTCATCATCTTCGCTTCGTGGAGCAGGGCTTGATTGCGCTGCAACACGTCAAAAACGCGATCGGCAAGGCTCATGTCGGACGGAACAGGTCCAGCCATCTTATCCAGTGCTTCCCCAATCGCCCGCAACTGGCCGTTCGCCCGATCAAAATCGCTAAACGCGGCCTGTAACTTCTTCTCGTTCTCGGCCAGAAGCAGCGCCCTGTTGTTCCTGTTCATCACAGATCTCCTCAACAGAATCATCTATATATTTGTTGAATGCCTTCTCCAACTGATCACGCTGAGCTCGGGTCGGACGCCACCAAACCTTACCCTGTTTCCGGGCAATATGTGCGTCAATGCCGGCTTTCTGCGCCCGTTCAACATGGCGATGAACATCTGACACGCTGCATTCGCGGCCATCACACTGCCGAACCTCCAAGGCAATCAGCTCCGTTTCCGTGCCCCTTGGCCCAATTGGAAGCGCAGCCAACACGCCGACAGCCAAAGGACTCTTCAGAACGTCACAAAAACTGTACTTTTCACTCATCACTATTCTCCACCTGTTCGTCTAACCCAAAAAAGCGGTCGATAACCTAAAAACTTTCTCGCACGACTCAACAGCAACATGAGCCACCATGCCCTGCCGTTTATCCAAAACCTGTGACGATATGCTTTTCCGAGGCATGGCTGGAACCCGTTTTGATCAAAAGTGAACTCCCCCGGACGAATCCAATCGAATGGAATTTTAGGAGACCTGGACCAACACGCCATCTTCCGAAAGCGAGAAAACGCTTGTGGTCTGATTTTTACAGGATAACCAAGGTATCGACCAGGCTGTTCTATTGCCCTTGGGAGCAGTCCCCATTACTTATCCACCTCAGTCACTAGCGTGAGTGTCGTAAGCGTACACGGGTTCACAAACAACCTCGCCTCCATTACGATCTGAAGAACCAAACTCATTCAACATCTTGTCAATCTGGTCCAACGCCTTCAGCCCGTCATCCTTGAACCTGGCCTCCTCCAACTCCTTCTCCTTCGCACGGGTGTTCGTATACAAAACCCAAAACTGCTTCCTGCTGTTCTCGTTTGCCGTGTATACCTCGTGCATCCCGACTGCGGCCCTGCTCGGAATCAAGGCCACGTTCTCAAGCAATTCAACCGGAGTATCCAAGAAATGAACCGCAACCCAGTCAATGACCACGTTCCGAACCGCCTTCCGGCCCTTGGGGACCTTGTCCTTGACCACACGATAATCATTGAGCCTGGTGGCTAACTCTGGGGAAGGCTCCGGGGGCCTGGCAGACGCCGCATAGGCCTTTTTGGCCGACTTCTTCTTGACAGGGGCCTGAGCCCCAAGGGAAGCATCCCACTGAGAATCCCCGCCCCTCAAATCGTCCGGCATCGGAAGACCCAAAACAGGAGCCCCGCCAGCCTCGTGACCGGGCGGAAAGGCAGCCTTCGTCCGCACTTTGGCCTCTCTGGGCGTCAAACCCATCAAGCGGCACTGGGCTCGGTACTTGACCGCCTGCGTCCAGAACCCAACCACCTTCGCCCGAGTCGAAAAAACCCCCCAGGTCTCCGTCTTTGCCGGGTCCGGTAAAATAGATGGGTCAAGACCAACTAGCATCCCATCCGCCGTGAACTCGGTATCTATAGATGAAGACAATGCCGCCCCAGAAGACGGCGCCTGAACTCCTTCTACGCATGGTAGATGAGCTACTTCCATTACTCAACCCCCCTTGTTCCACGTGAAACACAACTCAAGTTAATAGTTTCCCCGTGTTAATAGTTTCCCTATGCGAACAGTATCCTAGCCTCAATAATTTCCCCGTGTCAATTGTTTCTATACGTTAATAGTTCACGCTTGTCAAGGACAAAATGGCCGATAACCGGACAAAATGACCGGCTGCGGGCAGCCATAATGCCTTGCGCGTAAATGAAATAGCAATCGCTCAGGGAACGAGCTTGACATGCCGATCCCCCAAAGGTAGTGTGTATTGGAAAAGAATGCGGTGCCGGGCGGGCAGATCCGCCCGGCGACCTAGTAAAACGGACCCTGAGGCTGCCTTCGCCATCTGCGGCGGGGGCGCCTTACAGTCTGGACGGGTTCGGCGGAGCCCTGCTCAATGGACAGCCGCCGAACCCGATTTTTATTTATTATTCCGGGCCGTCCAGACGGCGGCCCTAGCGCTTTATCATCCATCACCCCCTCTTGCCGTCTCTAGGAGCTTGAATTGGACTCGTTTACCTGCCGACACTGATCCTACATCCGCCGACGCCTGGCCTGTTCTGCCAGCACGCCCTGGATATCGACTTCGATGAATCCGCGCGGGAACCCCCAGCGGCATGGTTAGAGTTCCTCAAGTCGCTTTGGCCGGATGATGAGCAATCCATCGACACACTTCAAGACTGGTTTGGCTACGTCATCGGCGGCGACACCCGGCTGCACAAGATCCTGCTCCTGGTCGGGCCAAGACGAGGTGGCAAAGGTACGATTGGGCGGACACTTCGGGCGTCGAAAACGGTGCCGTCGAAACCGCAGCCAAAGCACTTGCACCTCCACCCGTTGTTCCCTTCATAGATTCTGATGGACGGGTCCTCATCGTCATGCTCGGGTATGAAGCAACGCCATTTCTTGCCTTCACGCTCTGTGATCTCACCTAACTGGTGCTCCAGAGCTGCTCGATTGCGTTTGATCGCATCGATTTGTGCTCGGTCGGCCTCCATGCCTCATGCTCCTGGCAATGCCGCAATCGGCTTCGGCTTCCGTGTCCGTTTTGGATAACGGGTGGTCCGTGCACGCGGGACCACATCATCGGTGGTCAGGCGTTCGCAGAATCGCTGCAACGCCTCAAGGGACGTACAGAGCGTGCTGCCCACCCGGATCGTTTCGAGACGGAAGCCCTTGTAACCATCCGATGCCCATCGGTAGAGGGTCGCCACGTGGGGTCGCTTGCCTTCGCGCCTTGCAGGCAATCGCTTAGTTGCCTCTGTCAACGAGATAACCGTTTCCGCCGTTAGGTCGATCATAGATAAGCCCTCGCAATAGCTTGAACGGCCACGTTCCTGCTCGCGTCCATACGTCTAGCTTAGCAAGGGCATAAACATACAACGGGGCTTGTATGGTCAAAAACGTGGTTGTTGGGGGTGTTAAGGCTGATTCTTGGAGGGTCGCTGATTGACTTATACAACTGGGGTTGTACGCCGAGCTCAGTCTGAATCATATTCCTTCATGAGGCATGGTTTGCACACCTTGTCCGCACCGACGAGCGCATGAGCCTTTTCTCCGCATTTCGGACATCTGCTGGGAGAGAACAACGTCGCGGCTCCGACACTCGCCTCGCTTCAGACGAACTTCGGTCTCCAGGGCCTCGTGGGCAAGCCGCTGGCCATCATAGGTGACGCGAGGCTGTCGGGCCGAGCGGATCAGCACGCGGTAGTCGAACGGTTGCTGAGCATATCCGGCGAGGACGCCATCACGATCGACCGAAAGCACAGGGAACCCGTCACCGTCCAGCTACCGACCCGGTTCATGATCCTCACGAATGAGTTGCCCAAGCTGGCGGATTCGAGCGGAGCCCTGGCGAGCAGGTTCGTCGTTCTCTTGCTCACGCAGAGCTGGCTCGGGAAAGAAGATGTGGGGCTGTTTGACCGGCTCGTGCCGGAGCTGCCCCGGATTCTGCACTGGGCCATCATTGGGTGGCAGCGGATGCGAGGCCGACGACGATTCGTACCGCCGGATTCGGCGGCTCAGGCTATCGCCGACCTCGAAGACCTTGCTAGCCCCGTAGCCGCGTTTCTCAGGGACCGCTGTCGCATCGGAGACGAGTTCCGTGTGCGGGCAGACGACCTCTGGGTGGCGTGGAAGAGCTGGACCGAGGATCAGGGCTGGAAGAAGCCGGGGATCAAGCAGGTGTTCGGGAAGGATCTTCGGGCTGTGGTGCCACGGATCAGGGTAACGCAGCCACGTAACATCATGGGCAAGCAGGAGCGGTATTACGAGGGCATCGGCCTTCAGGGGGGAGAGCCTGACACGCATTGACACGCGTGTATTAACACTGCACGCGTAAGCGAGAAAAAGAACACATGTGTATAGACAGTATAGAACACAATGGACTGAACCGCGTGTCAACGCGCGTCAACGAGGACGATGAAGGGGGGCAAGCCCTTGATGGAAGGAAACGGGCTCATCCGGGAATGAGGGTACTTCCCCAGGCGTGGAGACAAAAACCGTAGATAAAACCGTAGATTCGGCGGAATCTACGGTTCCTCTAACCTCAGGAAGTAGAATGGAAGTGATGGAATAATTCATTCCGATTCATTCCGTGTTCATAAGTCACGCTAGAATATGAACTAACGGCGCATGCGCCGGAATAATTAGCAGGGAATTATTCCATCCATTCCGTCCGCCAATAAAATGGCCTTGTAGAGCCCAAAACCGCCAGACACTTGACAAACGGGGAAAATTAACGTATGGATACTTATTATGGTGTTCGCCCCTCTAAAACGAATCCACGATACACCCTGGCCGGGGCTATGCGGACACCATCTTCAGTCCCGGCTGGGGCTTTTTTTGGGCGCATGCCCGGCCACAGGGAGGCGATTACGCCCTTTCTGTGACCGGGCTCGCTTTATCACGCGGCCGCCGGATCTTACCAAAGCCGGGATGTGTTCCACGGAACACTTAGGATGGTGCAACTCCACCAGGCCGCTTGTACGGAAATCTCAGGCGAAAACACAGAATCGAGGGCAAAGTGTGGGTTAAGATGTTTGGATTTTTCTGTCTTGTATTCCTAATAGGACTGTGCTTGGGCTTGGCGATCCCCTCCTCATGTAACGAAGAAGTCGGCAACCCAGCACCCAATGATCAACGCAGTAACCTTGATCGACGCGGCAACTTGATTCACCGAGCAACGACGGGGCAATCGGCAAAAACAGAGCTTTGCCGGCGATGTGGCCAAGACATACCTCGCCAAGGAGCCGTACAATCCAATCACCTCATTGGCTGCCCACGTGCGCCGTGTCACTGGTTAAGTTCAGACGACGCCCCAACGACACAACCAGACGAGCCTGGGATCGTAACAGAACCCTCATTCCGGTTCGAGGGCTCTGATATTGAGCTTATGGACGCGGACACTGCATCTCGGAGTTCCGGTTCGGCAAATGGCGTTCTGTTCTTCCCGGAGGACACAAGCTGCATTATGACGATAAACAACCCAAACAACCCAGTAGAATGCCGCTTTAAGGGGCGGACTCGATATGTATATCTTGTCCAAGGGGCTGATTTAGAATTGTGCCCCTTGGGAGACGGCCTGTACGCCGTGTTTTGCGGAAAGCGACAATCTCAGGCTGGAACGCTCCCAGCCAACAGGGTAGAAGGCGCCCGATAGGCCCCCACAAGGCCTGCAAACGCCAGGGCGAAGGCGACCGTGATTGCTGTGAGCGGTCGGAGAAAATGCACAGCACGCCCGTGAACGTCGCAGTCCCGATGAGGTCGGGACCAGAGCCTACTGAGGGTACGGCCATTGGGTAGGCGAGGCCCGAGCGGCGTTGGGCGTTAAAACCAGGGAACTGCGGAACCTGCGACTGCTCAGTGCCCGCCTGCTCAAACCACGCGGGCCGTTCCGCGAGCCGGGATAATGGCAGCTAAGGCTCAGAACTGCCAACGCGAAGCTCTGACAGCGTCGTCAGGGAACCTTTCGTTGATCCGCGTCCCCCTTTCTGTTAAAGTCACCTTACAATTAAGGTGACTCGACAGAGAGGGGGTCTGCGCATGGGAGACATGAAACCTAAGGCACTTCCAGATGCCTACAGACCCATATTTACCCCTTTCCCTGCGAGCAGAAATCAATGGTCTCATCGAGTATCTCTCGCAGAATGAGCCTGACGTATTTATGGCCCTTTGCGTCAACCAGGACTTGCTGAACTTGATTGATCAGGGTTCGGAAGCTGAACTGATTAACTGTCTCCGTGGTATCTTTCCATTCAACTGTCCCCAGGCCCCCTTTGTCCGAATACCCGCCTCAGCGCTCCTAAACCCATCGGTCTACAATCAAGAAGTCGTAGCCAAGGTTTGGCGGACCAACCCAAAACTTCGCTGTATACCCAAAAACCCAAGCCCACGGCAACCCTAGAACATAAACCCCCAACCCGCCAATAGCCCTACGCGCACACGCACGCGCGAGAAACCACCATAGCCCCCCTATAAACGAAAACACAGCGTCAACGAAGGGGATAACCTTATAGTCTGGGGCCAATCCGGCCAGGGGGTCTGGTAAAGGTTTCCGACCCCTGGGGACCCCTAAGATCAACGCCGACAAGCGCTTACATTATCATCGTCGCAAGATAATGACGATAGCTCACTGCCAAGCCAAGTAAGGTCTGAATAGGGCTAGAATAGGGCAGAGAATAGCCGCCAGCCATGCCTCTAGCTGCGGTTGACTGTCAATTCGACGACATGGCAGGTAAACAGGGATGGTTGATATCAACCATGTGGCCGTATACAGCCAATTCCGCATTTGTTATCCACCTATCAGCTATTCACACACGTTGGGTATTATTACCCATTGCATATGTCTATTCTGTCCCTGTTGCATCCCTATTCTGTCTCTTGCTCGATCTGGTCACACAGGCCGAAATGCCCGTGGATGAGCTAGTCGAGCACAGCTGCAGGAAGGCAATCGCCCAGCACCCTGTTTCCTCCCGTTTGGACGTTCGCTGGACGTTCGCTGGACGCAAGGCTATTCTCCCTGCCAACCGAAGCGATTTGAACGTCGCACGATGGATCGATGGGGGAATGGGACTGGCTTGACGTGTCGGCGGTCTAGCGTCATAACTTTTTTTGCATCTGTAACCTGTTGTCACACCGCCAGTTAGGTAGATTTTCGCCGATTCATGCGGATACGGCCTTGACAGGCGGAAAAAGGTGTAGTATATAGACAATGGTCAGGCGACGGTTAGGTCGCCAGGGACCACAGGAGAATAGGACAATGACTACAGAAGAAATCCGCCAAAAAGCGATGAAGCGACAGACACGCTATTGTAAAAAGTGTAGAGTTCCCCTCGACCGCTGCCCACGATGCAATAGACTATACTGCCCACGGTGCGACGAGGAGTGTTGTGTGTGGGCTTTCAACGATGCAATTGCAGAAGAAGAAATAACACAGGAGGAGATTGACGAAATCGAAAAGGAGAAAGATAGGAACTGTAGGAACTGGTGGATTACACGGTTAGGATGAATGAGAAATACGGCCCCGGCCGGCCTTGGCCGTTGCGTTGACGGCAAGTCTATTGGTTCACCGGGGCCGACTCAAACGCAGGAGAATAGAATCATGGGTTGGAGCATATTGCCGCTGCCAGGCAGTAAAACACGGGATGGGGAGTTAGCTGGGCCTTGCATAGATCCAGCATGTGGTCACAAACTATGCGAGCTAACGCGCCGGCAGGCCACGTCAATATGTCCAATTTGCGGCAAGCCAATTGGCTATGATGTAAAGTTTTACCAAACAAAGCTTGATGGAGTTGAGCATGCCTTATGTGTTTGGAGGCAAGCCGAGACCTGACGGTCCGCGTTCCCGGGCCCTTTGGGGCCTGGGACCATAGACCGTTGCGTGGACGGCAACTAATAGCAAAGGCGGTGTCCGATGCTAATCTCCGAGAAACACAGACCGGCAACGTGGTCAGAAGTGGTCGGCCAGGATAAAGCAGTAAAGACGCTGCAAGCGATTGGCAAGCGTAGCGGGGGGTTTGGTGGGCGCGCTTACTTTATCTCGGGCGCATCTGGCACTGGCAAGACCTCGATCGCCCGGTTGATTGCGGCCGAAGTTGCCGACCCATTTGCAATCGAGGAGTTAGACGCAAGCGAACTAACTGCTGACCGTATTCGCCAGATAGACGGAAGCCTATTACAGTACGGTTGGGGACCGCGTGGCGGGAAAGCGTACCTCGTCAATGAGGTCCACGGGCTGAGCGCTCCAACGGTTCGGCGCTTGCTCTGTTTGTTGGAGCCTGGCCGCGGCGGGTTGCCAGCACATGTGGTTTTTGTATTCACGACGACGGTGGACGGGCTGGACCTATTTGAGGAACACATCGACGCGCATCCTCTATTATCCCGGTGTACATGTATCGCGCTTGCTCGCCGTGATCTCGCTAGACCGTTTGCCGAGCGGGTCCGGGCCGCGTTTGCGGCTGACGGATTGAACGGCCAGCCGATAGAATGGTACGTTAAGTTAGCGCGCGAATGCCAGAATAACATGCGCGCCATGTACGAAGTCGCTGAGAGGCGACTAATCGAAGGCATATAACAGTGTGCCCGCGTTGTGTGTGCAACCGGGCACGTGGCCCAAACCTACGAGGAGGTTTGAACGATGGGACGATACCAGAAACCGCCGACGTTGCCAAGCTGGAGCACTTACGGCGACTACAAATCCAGCAACTACGGTGTACACGCTTTGAAGTTTTCAATTGGCTCGCTTGACGTGTACTTTTCCTACAAAACCCCCGTAGCGTTCCACATGATGGGTAAACATATAGTAGTCCGCCAAAACAACTGGGGTCGGACCACCGGCAAGCACCTAAATTGGATCGACGGCGGGGCCAAGGCTACCCGAATCTCAGGCGCTGAGTTTGAAAAGCAGTTCACCAAAGCAATCAGCAAAGGCGGTGCCCCATGACAAATAGAACCGACCTTGTGCCGGCATCGGCTTGGGAACCGCTACGGTGTGGCTGTTGCCATGCCGGGCAAGTGCATACATGGGCAGCTCACATCCGAGCGCTTGAGGTTTATGAACGTGCTCAGGATCGTCAGCGCTACAACAATTACTGGCTTTGCCTTTGTGGCAGGGTCCAGCCGCCTGAGATCGAATGGTGTACGGGTTGCTACTGCAAGCGCCACCAAGGCGCCGACATACTGGCGGCTGTGGTCGATGGTCTGGCGAAGGATCTTGACCTACCGATGGGGGTTATTGAAGCAGAGGGCGGTGCGTAATGCAAGATCAATGGTGTGAAAAGTGCGGCGAGCTAATGTGTTTTGAGGAGCGCGATCCAGAAGAGCGCCAAGATGATGAAGAATGTGGTATCCCGCCCCAACAAATGGTATGTCCTAAGTGCTGGTTAGCTGAGTTCGTCCGCGATTACCACGGCCACCAAGCCTATGCAATCCGCGATTTAGCGGCAAAAGACGATCAGTTGCGCGATGAGCTGATTCAGCTAGGTGTCACTTGGGCACTGCCAGAT